GCCAGTCTCCTCGTCCTCGTCCTCGTCCTCGTCCTCGTCCTCGTCCTCGTCCTCGTCCTCGCTGGCCATGTCCTCCTCGTCGTATTCATCCTCAGGCTCCCCGGGCTCCCCGGGCTCCTCGCTTTCATCCCAGGGGAGCCATTCCTTGACGGTGGTCTGCTGGACGCCATTGTACGGTTCACGGCCGGTAACAATACGCGACCACGCCTCGTCGCTGTCGATGCCGGGCCGGAAGTTACCGATACGCTCGATGGGGAAGCCGTTGCGCTCCTCCGTACGCGAGACGTAAACCTGCCGGGCCTTGATCTGCTTGATGGAGAGCCCGTAGGCGTCAAAGAATGGCTGCCAGCGGAATTTGGCTGCCTCGATGAGCGGGAGATTGAGCCAGACTGGGAGATTGTCGTACTGGTCCTCCGGCTCCTCGTTCTCAGCCGATACCCAGAGAATCTTGAGCATTGGGTCGTCACCGACGATGTTCCCATTGCGGTCCTCTTTCTCGGCCGTACGAGTCCACCACATCTTCTTGAGGTACCCGCCTAGCTCCGTCCCGATTGGCGGGACTTCGCCTTCATAGTCGCCTCCGTAGTCCTCGGTGGAATACTCAGCGGATTCCAGAGCCTCAGCATCGAGGTCTTGTACATCTTCCGTACGGAGCTTAGGCATCTGCCTTTGCCTTTCTTTCGTGCGTATGGTCTAGTCGGGATTGATGGAGACGATGGTCTGCCTCGTGTTCTCCTTTCGTGATGAACCGCAGAAACGAATGCCGCTTCGCGATATGCTTACCTAGCCACTCGCCTGACTGTCCGTCTGGACTGACTAGTACGTCGTGACTTTTCCTTGACCCTTTCGATGTCATCGATCATTCTCGCCATTGCCGTGTAGTCTCCGGATTCGACATCGCGCGAGAAGCCAAGAGCATCGTAACGGTCCTTGGCCCACCACGGAGGATAAGGCTGGAATAGGGCACGCCGGATAATAGCATCCCCCGTGGCCTCCTCCTCTCGCGATTCGCGCGATACGGAGTAGTATATTCCAACTCCGGCCTGACCGGAACAGTAGTCTGATATCTCGCCTTTCTTACCGAGGAGTAGCGGGATGACGCGGCTCTCGCCTTCCGCATCCTCTACCGTCATTGACTGAGTAATGAAGATAGAATTGAAGCGGGCATTGATGATTGTATCATACCACCGCTTGAATCCGTTCTGGTACTTCTGGTGTTCCCGGACATCAGGGATGTCGAGATCACGATGAGGGTTCTTAGCATTGACCTTCGCGAGGATCCAGCGCATGTAAAGCTCTTGCATTTTCGTGCCAGAGTCGCAGACTAGCCAGTCACGGTCGCCTAGCTCATTAACGGCCTTCCGGACTCCGGCGACGGCGTGCTCCCAGGTAGGAGCCGGCCATAGACGTGCCTGGGAGCCGGTAACCTTGGCCGAGACGGCACCCTCTAGCTCTGTAGAGAGGAACACGATATTGTCTACGTAGTTACTCGCGTACGCTCCTCCGGCGAGCACGGTCTTGCCGTGTCCGGATGGTCCGTGAATAAGGATATTGGTAGCCGGATTAAAGGAAGCTAGCTGGACTTCCTCTATTTCTACGGTTGCCTCAATCATAGAGGCCGGAGAATCGCCATCCTCTACCGTCCGTCGCCTCACGGCCCGTGCCGGACGTAGGGCTCCTGGGCCTGCTTTCCTAGGCGGCATTATGTCCTCCCGCTGATTTCCGGTAATTCTTGTATGGGTCAGCCTGAATGAAGTTATGCTTTAGGACGGACTTGTAGGATTTACTTCCATGCTCATGGAGAGTACACGGTCCCCAGAACGGGCACATTCGCGGGCAATCTCTTGTTGGAGTCTTGGTTAGAGGAATGGTACCGTCGCGAACGGCATTCATGACGGCAACCTCATCGGCTATCCGCTTGAGCTGGGTTACCTGCTCCGGAGGAGTACGCTCGATAGGATTGGGACGAACGAACATATCAGGAGACTGGCGCTTAGATACGGAGCCGTCCTTGTTGAGGTAATGGCCTTCCTCATCCTGCTCTCTCTGGTCTGGCTTCGCCTTCCGGAGAAAGTTGTACTGGATGCCGGCTATCTCCTCGCCTTCCCTCAGGGTACCGTTAGCACGGAGAAGATGACTCGCCACGGCCCAGTAGGAACCTCCCTGATCGTCTAGTTCTAGGTAGGCCGTATCAACCTGGGAAGCCGTCTTGTGCTCTAGGAGGTATATCTTGCCATCCAGGAGATTGCGGAACACGCCATCCCAGTGGGACTCAAAGACCACTATTGGCTGGTCCTTTCGCCTAATCGTTATGGCAAAAGGCTGCTCTATTGCAATGATAGACCATTGCGGGTCAGTCCCGTAATGGTCTACGTATCCCTCAAGCATTGCGATGCCTAGCTCACGAGCATCCTCCCAGATGGGCTCGTCATAGTCCTCGCCTAGGTAGGTCCGGAGCGAGAGCGTCTCATCGCCATACCAGTCCTCAAAGGTGTCGGCCGGATGCGGGCCTCTCCGCGTACCCTTGAGGTACCATTTCGCCAGAGCCTCGTGAATGCCGATACCGAACCAGAGGCTGTCGGGCCGTACGCCCCTCGGCCGGTAGCCCATACGGTACTCTTGCCACCACCTCCACGCACAGCGCTTAAAGACTGCGCGCTCACTCGTCCGGAGGACGGGAAGATCAACGGTCGTCATTCCCCTGCCTCTCTATGGTCCTTGTCGTGCTCTACGATGCGGTAGAGCGGCACTATCATTGAGCACGTCTCGCAGATAATGCAGCTAAGCTCTCCGGACGGAGCATGTTTTAGCGCTACCTCTTCCGGCATGATTACCGATACCTTAAGGATTACGTTAGCCATTTCTCTTCCTTCCGCACCGTCTAAGGCCGTTGCCGACTTGTAATCCGCGTACGGGCTCGCCTTTCTCTGGGCCTGTGGGAGCAGGCCCGGCCAGGTTCCGTTCCGGGGGAGCGTGGGTAGGGACGGATTACTGGCCGGGCCTGCCGTCTTAGAAGGTAGCAGCCGGCGATTCCTCTTCTGAGGATGCGGCACGCTTCCGGCGTGCCGGGCCGGGAGCCTTACCGTTACCGCTACGCGGGCTCCTACGGGCCGTAGCGGGCTTCGCCGGAGCCGTCCGGGCTCCGCGTCCGCGAGCGGGCTTCTCGGGCTCCTCGGGCTCCTCGGGCTCGCTCGCTGCCTCGCGCTCCGCGCGTCGTGCTTCACGCCGTTCCACGTTGAAGTCGGACTTCTGGAAGTGGCTGTAGAGCTGGATGCCGAGCATGATCAGGCGATCAGAGGGAATCTCATCGAGATTCCCGACGTTCGCCTCCATCCACTCGACATAGTCGAGCATGGTCGGACTCGGGTTCTTGTCGAGGTACTTCTGGAAGTCAACCTCGCCATTCTCCTCCGGGACTTCCGCCTCCGGCTCTGCAGCCTTGGTCGTAGTCCTACGCTTGGGAGGCATTGCCATCCCTGCCTTTCTTTTGGTGATCCGGGCTTTCCCGGATGAGAACTTACTAGGCACATCTTGAGTATACTCGGTCTCAGTCCTCTTTACTACCCTTTCACTCGTAGATTTACCGGAATGTACCTCAAAGGTAAAGAGAGCATTCTGCCCACGGTCGCGCATCTCCTCACGCATGTAAATACGGAGGAGCCCGCGTCCTCGGTCTGGGGTGTCAAACGCTTCCGCGTTAAGGCCGTGCTCCCAGGCGATGTTCAGGATGCGCCTCGCTCGCGCTTCCGTAAAGCCGAAGCGCTCCTGGAGAACCTTGAGCGCTCCGTTACCGTGGATGCCGTAGGTCTCCATTAGTCCTCATCTTTCCGTTTCCGGACGAGGAGCTATCTCGTCCGCGTACGCGAGGACAAAAGCATCTTCCTCATCTGTCGTATCGCTGTACCAGCGCTTCCTGATAATCCGGAGAGCGTCTGCGATTGCCTCATACCAGGAATCGTCCTGGCCTGGAGTCCATCCGGTCGCCTTAAACTCGATAGGCATTAGTCCCCATCCTTTCCCAGTACCATTTCCGAGAGCTTACGCGGGCTCGCCTCCAGGACGGCCTCACGCTGCTCCTCGGTCAGGCCGGCCATCCACGAGTCTACCGTACCCGCGCTCACGAGCCGGTAAACGATAACCTGGTGGATACGGCTAACACGGTGAATCCGGGCATTGAGCTGCTCATCGTCATCCGAGATCCAGGGCTCATCGATAACGACCATCTCATCGGCAGCGTCTAGGGTAATCGACTCGCCTCCGGCCTTCCGGTTAAGGCAGACTACCTGAAGGCTATCGCCTGGATCCTGGAAGCGCGCTACGAGGTCTGAACGGTCACGGTCAGAGGTAGCTCCGGTAAGCGTCAGGACTTCAAAGCCTTCCTTACGGAGGACACTTGCGGCAAGCTCTACAATCTCCGTAAAGGAGCTAGCAACTACAACCTTAGCTCCGGTACCCTCGCGCTCCTGCATAAACTCTACAAGCCACTCTAGCTTGTTAGACGGTAGAGCCGGCAGAACCGTACGGCCTTCGCCTATCGTCGCGCTCGCATTGGCTATCTGCCGGAGCCGCGTTATTTCCGCGAGGACTCCGCTTGCCGTCATGCGCTTGCCGTCCGCGTTGATCTCCGCGTCGGACTCCATCTGCTTATAGAGCCGGGCCTGCTCATCGGTAAGGTCAAGCTGGACGTAGCACGGGCTCTCTGGGTTCTTAGGGTCGATAGGCGTACCCGCATAATAGATCGGTGGCAGATCCTTAACGACGTCAGCCTTGGTACGCTTGAGGTAGTACGGCCGGAGCATAGCGTCCCACGCGTCCTGGTCCTTTGGCTTCGGAACCTTCGCACCTTGTGCGATAACCTTGCCATACTTGCCGTCCTCGACTCCGAAGTGCTTCTCGGCCCAGTTCCAGAAGGATGGAAACATATCGGGCCGGACCCAGTTAAGCGTGCCCCAGGCCTTGGTAAGGTTAGACCGGAAGGGAGTC